CTTATCTTGGGCTACGCCTTAATAGAGATGGGTCACTTATCAAAGAAATCACTAGGCAAGATATGTTCAATGCTCAAACAAACACAACCTCATCGAACATTTCTTACACCTATCTTGATTCGCCAAACAGCGCGTCTGCGTTGACATATAGCACTGTTTTCAACAGTGGCGCGGGTAACGCACAGGTTTCAATAAACTGGAACTATGGGGCATCTACACTCACCCTAATGGAGATTGCACAATGACCCTGATTTTGGACACAAAGGAGTAAAAAATGGCAAATGTAGCAGAAGCAATTAGCGAACTGGGCGTCACCGAATGGGTGTTGCGCGGTGAGCCAACAACCGAAGCAGAGTTCAATTCAATGTTCCGTAAGGTCACTGGAGCGGACGCTAATGGTTCGGCAATCGAGTCAAGCAACCCAAGTGATTGGGGAACAAGCTGGACAGCGGTCAGCGCAAAGCTCACCGAGCTTAACGCAGGTGAGCCGTTGAAACTGCTCCGTGAAGAGCGGAACCGCCGCATTGCGGAGACAGATTGGTGGGCGTCAAGCGACCTGACGATGACGGCAGATCAAACTGCATACCGTCAGGCGTTGCGTGATATTACTGTGACCTACACCAGCTTGGATGATGTAGTCTGGCCGACTAAGCCCTAACGGAGTAAGCTGATGGCACTTAGCACTATACAAAATAACAGTTTCGCTGATACCGCCGTACATGGTCGGCGGAACCTTATTATCAATGGTGCGATGCAGGTGGCACAGCGTGGTACGAGTGCTGATTTAACATCTGGCAACTTTACGCTAGACAGGTTTAAGGTGCTAAACACCCTCTTAGACAATCTTGTTGGTACAATGACACAAGATAGTGATGCTCCAGATGGCTTTGGCAACAGCCTTAAAATAACCACCACGACTGCCGAAACTGCTATTGCTGCGGATGAGTATTTTTATGTAACACAGTTTATTGAGGCTCAAAATCTACAACAATTAAGCTTTGGTAGCTCTGCTGCTAAAAATATAACTGTTTCGTTTTGGATTAAGTCTACTCAAACAGGTGTTTTCGCTGTTTCTCTTTACACCCCTGATAATGCAGGAATTGCTAACTCCACTTACACTATTAGCAGTGCCTCCACATGGGAGTACAAAACAATTACCTTTACTGGGGATACAGCCAGAGCCATCAACAATGACAATGGCCTCGGGATGTATGTAAACTTTCACTTGGCGGCGGGTACTAATTTCACCTCTGACCCTACTGACGAAACTTTTGAAGCATATTCAGATGCTAAATGGGCAGGGGGTCATGTCCAGAATGGGGTCATTACTACTGCCTCCGCCACATGGCAAATCACAGGCGTCCAATTAGAACTCGGCTCTCAGGCCACGCCGTTTGAACACCGCAGTTATGGCGATGAATTGGCTGGGTGTCAGCGGTATTATGAGATAGCCAGAATTTATCACGAAGGAGGTAGCGGTACTTCGGGTAGAGATTTTGCTAATAGCATTAAGTGGTCAAATGATAAACGAGCAACACCTACCATAACAGCAACTGCAATTGCGTTGTCAAACGGTACTAAACAGACGCAAGGGACAACGAGTATTTACGGTTGTTTTGTTAGAGTGCGCATAACTTCTGCTGGTGGTTTATACTATGAATACGAAATGACTGGCGATGCGGAGTTATAAATGGAAATTACATCAGCACAATATGAGCAAGATAAAAACGGAAACAATCATCAAATAGATGCTGTTATTGATGGTGAGACTTTAACAGTACCACTAGACCCAGCCAACCGCCACTACGCCGAAATCATGCGTCAGGTAGAAGCTGGCACACTAACCATTGCGGATGCGGAGTAACATGAATGCCGCTGACCAAGCTCCAGTTCAAGCCCGGTATCAACAGAGAGGGCACTAACTACTCAAACGAAGGCGGATGGTTCGATGGCAACTACATCCGCTTTCGCTATGGGTATCCGGAGCGTATTGGCGGGTGGGCCAAGGCAGGTACTGCGCAATTCAAAGGCAATGTGCGTTTTATGCACGACTTTACTACGCTGGCCTCTGAAAACCTGCTCTTTATGGGCAGCGAAAAGAAAATCTACCTAGAAGACTCCGGCGCACTCTACGACATTACGCCGATCCGCTCGACTGTAAATCTGCCGACCGACCCCATTTTGACATCGGGCGGTGCAGGTAGTGGCGTGGTCACCGTAACGACGACCGCGGCCCACGGCGCAGCAATCGGGGACTTTGTTACTTTTGCTAGCCTGACTGCGGTAGACGGCCTGACTACAGCCGATTTGAACAAAGAGCATGAAATTCTGACTGTTCCGAGCACCACCACCTTTACGGTGAACACCGGCGGCACGGCTACAACAGGCGCAGTAAACGGCGGCGGCAGTTCTGGCACCGCGGCATTTCAGATTAGTATCGGCCTGAACTCGACCATTTTGGGTCCGGGCTGGGGCGCAGGCACTTGGGGGCGTTTTACTTGGGGTTCTGGCGCGGGCTCTCTAGCCGGTCAGACCCTGCGGCTTTGGTTTGCAGATGATTTTGGGGAAGACTTACTCTGTAACATTGCCGACGGCAACATCTATTACTGGGATGCCACTGGAACAACTAACTCACGAGCGGTTCTGTTGAGCAGCTTGTCTGGTGCTTCTGATGTCCCAACATCCGCCCGGAAAGTGCTTGTATCGGAAGTTGACCGCCACGTTCTAGCTTTTGGATGTAACCCTATAGGTTCTGCCGACCAAGACCCGCTGCTTATCCGCTGGTCTAGTCAGGAGTCCGCTACAGATTGGACGCCAACGGCTACTAATACTGCCGGTGACTTGCGCCTATCTCAGGGTTCAGAGATTATGACCGCCGTCCGCACCAGCCGCCAGATATTGGTTTGGACTGACCACACCCTGCACTCTGTGCAGTTTACCGGTGCGCCGTATGTGTTTGGCACCGCGCTTTTGGCGGATAACGTGCGTATTGCAGGCCCGAACGTGGCGATTAGTGTGAACGACCTTGTATTTTGGATGGGTCAGGAGAATTTCTACCTTTTTGATGGCCGTATTCAGCCCATTCCGTGCTCTGTTCGGGACTATGTTTTTGGTGATTTGAACCCACAGCAGTCATTTAAGTTTTTTGCAGGCAGCTTGGCCAGCCAGACCGAGGTGTGGTGGTATTACTGCTCTGCCGGTTCTAGCGAGATTGACCGCTATGTTGTGTATAACTATGGCCAACAGGTTTGGTATTATGGCACCCTGACTCGCACTGCGTGGAATGACCGCGCCGCTGGTCAGCGCAGTTATCCGCAGTCAGCTAGCACGGACAATTATCTGTATAACCACGAGTTCGGCCTTGATGATGGCAGCCAGAACCCTGCGGTAGCTATTCCGGCATATATTCAATCGGCTGATTTTGACATCGGTGATGGCGACCAGTTCATGTTAATCCGCAGGATTATCCCGGATTTGTCGTTTAGCGGTTCTACCGACCCCACTCCTGCCGTCACAATGACGATGCAAAGCCGTGATTTCAACGGCAAGGCCGTCACAGAGACGGTTTCTGGCACGGTAGAGGAGACAAGCTCGGATATTTACACCAATCAGGTGTTTCTAAGAGCGCGTGGCCGCAGTATGAATTTCAAAGTAAGTAACGCTGATACTGGCGTTAACTGGCGCATTGGAGCACCCCGACTGGATGCGAGACCGGATGGCAGAAGATGAGTACCAAAATTGTCCGTACCATCCTGCCGGTAGCTCCCAACGAATATAGCCAGAACTTTGTAAACCAGTTAGCCCGTAACTTAGACCGGGTTATTGACGAGCAGAGAAACCCACTCCTGAACATTCAGGATGTTCCGTCAGATAGTGTGGCAAACACTTTGGAACTGGGAGATTTGTATGAACAAAATGGCTTTTTGCGTATTGTGCGACAAAATGATATATTCTCAGGGAGCACAAGTGCAACAGCCTCAGTTGGAACAGTTACGGTGAGTACCCCATGAGTGATGATACAGTTATTGTAATGGGAGATGGCTCCCGCTGGCGTCCGTCAACAAGCCGGGACATAGTAAGTTGTGCTTCATGTCCGAACGAAGTTGACACTCCTGAAGAAATTGCTAGCTATCCGGACGGAAACTGCCCGGACTGCGGCAACTCATGGACAGGAAGTGAAAAAAGAAGTACAATAATTCAAGTCACTGTGCCAGAGGCACTTGGCGGTGGAGCGGGCTAATGGCAGAAAATGCGGTAAAAGAGGAAGAGTTTGTAATTCCCGAAGGCGGAATTGCCGATTTCTACAAGGAAGACGCGGAAATCGAGGCTCTTGAACGTGAAGAGGCGGAAAAAGCCTTTGGCTCTGAAGGTATTGCCAACTTTCAGGAGGTAGCTTCACGCATGGCCTCTTATGGCCGCGGTGGTGACGACACGATTGCCCACGTAGCAACCGGCGAAATCGTCATTCCACGCAAACTTATCGACAACAACCCTGAAATGAAAGAGTCCATCTTCAACCACTTGCGTGAGTTGGGGATTGAAGACCCTGAACAATATGTTGTTGGTGCAGAAGCTAACTCAATTAACCCTGAAACAGGGCTCCCAGAGTTTGGCTGGCTCAAAAAGGCGTTCAGAAAAGTAACGCGGGCCGTCAAAAAAGTTGTTAAGTCAGTTGTTAAAGTTGTTAAGAAAGTTGCACCGGTTATTCTGCCGATTGCGCTTTCATTTACTCCTCTTGGCCCAGTATATGGTGCCGCTCTTGGTTCAGGTATTGGTACGCTCATTAAGGGCGGGAATATGAAAGATGCGCTGAAATCTGCTTTGATTGCAGGTGGTACAGGCGCATTGTTCTCTGGTTTCACCGGCTCTGGCTCATTTACCGAGAATGTCGGCTCTGCTTTGGCAGACCCCGGCGCACGGTTCAGCCAGACCTTGGCAGGCGCACAGAGCACCATTTCTGGTGGCGGATTTACCGGTGAGGGCAACCTGTTCTCCAAATATGTGCCGACTGCGGCGGAAGTGCCGCAAGCGGAGTCTTTGGCTAGTGAGCAGCT